ATGCTCACCGATAACAAAATCAAAGGGCTAAAACCCACCGAAAAACGCTACTCGCTATCAGCAGGCGAAGGCTTATCCATTGATGTCATGCCAACAGGTCGTAAGTCTTGGGTACTAGAATACACCGCCCTTGGCAAACGAAAACGCAAAAAACTTGGCGAATACCCCGCCACCAGCTTAAAGAAAGCCCGAGAGCTTGCCAATAAACTCAAAGACAATGCAGGACTAACGCCCATTACAGTCAGCGAACTCATTCATGAATGGATAGAGCTGTACAGCAAGCAATGGACAAGTGAGAAGTACAAATACACCGTCATCTATCGTCTGACCTACATCACCAACGATTTTAAGGACATGGCAGTGGCAGATGTCAGCCGTGCGATGGTGTCCAAGGCAGTGAGCCAAATGGTCGCACAAGGCACCTATGAGACCGCCAAACGCTCATTACGCCTCTTATCGCAAGTATTCAACTACGCCATCGCCCACGAATACGCCCAGAACAACCCCTGTACGCTGGTCGATAACATCATACCTACCCACACCGTGCAAAATATGGCGACATTATCCGCCGATGAGATGGCAGGTTTTTGGCACACCATCAGAAAAACACCCACCATCGGACTTGCCCCTGTCGCTCTATCGCTGGCAAATTATTTGGCGGTGCGACCCAGCGAGCTGTGCAAGGCGACATGGGACGAATTTGACCTAGATAAAGGCGTGTGGATTATCCCTGCCTATCGCATGAAAACACGGCTTGAACACGCCGTCCCGCTTGCCAGTCAGCCGTTAAAGATTTTAAAGGATTTGCACGCTTCACGCCTTGATGATGGCTTTGTGTTTAAACATCACAGCAACCCCACCAAGCCCATGCCGATTGAAAGCGTTTTGGCGGTCATCAAGCGAGCAGGATTTGGCGGTCGTATGACCACGCACGGCTTTCGTTCGCTGTTTTCTACGGTGGCAAATGACAGCGGGCTATGGCGTGCTGATGTGATTGAAAGACAGCTTGCCCACACCAAAAAAGATGTCCGCCATGTCTATAACCGTGCTGAATACTGGGACGAGCGTGTGGCACTCATGAACTGGTGGGCGGATATTGTGGCAGACTGGCAGGCATAAAAAAGGGGCGTTACGCCCCTTGTATTAGATTTTTTTATGATACGGTCGTGCCATTAATTTCTTGTTCAATGCGAATGGCATTTTCCAGCGTCCAATATACCTTATTGCCACGCTGGGCGTTGGGTGGGTATTTGGGGCGGTAGTAGGTCTTAAAAGTATTGACGCACACACCCAGTCGCTTTGCCATGTCTTTTTGGGTGAGCCATGTGATTGAGTTCATCATCATTTATACTCCATTATCTCACATCCACATCTGGCACAATCACAGATGGCTTAAAAGTTACACGATAAAAATGACTGCTTGCTTTGTTCGGCTCAATTTGTTCAACAAACGCAGTAACATTGTCAGATAAAACAAGCGTGTGGCGCTTAAATTCCTGTTCGCCAGTTTTACAAATCACATTAAAAGCTGTTTGCGTGTCATTCAAATTAAAAGAACACCGACCCTCGATTTCTAGGATGTAGTTATCAGTAATGCCATTGTAAAATACGATTCGCCTGTTAATCTCAAAATTATCAGCAGCTTTCTTGGCATTGTGTGTTGCGACCTGAGCATCGTCAATGCAGCCAGTCGCTAATACTGCAGCCAAACCTAATGCTAAAAATTTAAACAATTTCATAATTTCCCTCCTGATAATTCAATCAATGCTTTGGCGTGTGCGATAGCATCTTCTTTGCTTTTGTGTAAAAACCCTTTAGCTAAAATTGATTCATCTAATTCATCGCCTGTCCACTCATATGTTATTGTAAAGTGGGTATGTGTTGGGTCAGCCCCCAATATTCATCGCCATCTTTCAATGGTTTTAACTCAGGCTTAGGAAAGCTCACATCACCAACGGTAATCATTTCTTGAGCTAGGCGAAAAATAAAGCGCCTCACAAGTACATCTCCAATAGTTACTCCGTTATCTAGTGGTCTGAAAATACGCCAATCTTTCTCCTTATTGAATTTGTACTCTAACTTCTTGCCATCAGCGATGGCTTGTAATGCTTCTTGTGGTGTTAATTCATTCATAAAAATACTCCTTAAATAGATTAAAATATGTTGATTGCACGATAGCTATCATCAATGACATCGCTTTAAGCACCGCCACTGCCATCGCTATTGCCATAGCCATAGCCACTGCCCATGCCACTGCCATCGCCATTACCACTGCCATCGCCATAGCCATAGCCACTGCCCATGCCACTGCCATCGCCATAACCACTGCCATTACCACTGCCATCGCCATAGCCATAGCCACTGCCCATGCCACTGCCATCGCCATTACCACTGCCACTGCCATAGTTATAGTTATAACCACCGCTACTGTTATAGGTATAGCCATTTGTGATTACTTTATTCAGCTTTGACATTTGGGGCGTCCTCCAATGATTGAATGGCAGTGTCGGTGCATGGGATAATCTCGATGGCTTCAAGCCATACAGAATCCACTGCTTCTATGATTTTTGAACCATCGTGCTTAACGCCATACAAAGCACAAGCAGACAGACTAATACCCTCTTTTGCCCACCATTTCCACATTCTGCGAGCGTCTTTTAGGATGACTTCATTGCCTGATTTTTGCTCTAATTCACCAAACCAAACCCCTGCTGAGTAGGTGCGGATGATGACTTTTTTGCCAATCATGGCGTTTAGTCCGTCTTGCGATTGAGTGTCTGGCATGCTTGTGTTGCCAAGCAGGGCTTGGATTTGTTTGATTTGACCTAGGGTTAGGTTGTCAATGTTCATAAAGTTTCTCCTTTGTTGGACGATTGTCATCTTTAAATTTTTTAGTTTTATAAAGATGACAGGGTTGTTATGTTTAAAGTATCATCATTACTTATCAGAGTCAGATACAATAAACGGTTCTAAGTTAGGTTTGCGATAAGTATCTGGGTTCTTTCCAATCTTACCGTTCGCATCGATAAACGGTATTGGATTCCCCTGCTCATCAGTAGTGAACTTTGTATAGTTAGAGCGATTTACTTCTGCTAATGCACCTTCCATATCAAAGCCCATCATATATCCTACGCCAAGTGCAGTTACGATTTGGTCGCAGAGTGCGTCTAGTAGAGCTTTTTTATCCATATGTTGGATAAAAAAATCAGCGTCTGCATAATCCTCATCTGCACGAGATACGCTAAGTAGGTCATTCTTTAGCGTAATCAATTCGCTTTCCATATCATAGGCACCGATTGCATCGCACATCTCAGCAACTTCTTCAAAGTGATAAGCCATCTGCTGCACGATGTTTTGATTGGTTGGATTAGGTTTGGCAATCTTAAACCAGTCAATAATGGATTGTAGGGTTTGGTCGGTCATTGCGTTACTCTCGCTTTATTTACCGCATTGACCAGCTCTGATAGATGTTCAGTGGTGAGCGTCAGCGTCTTTGAACTGGCACGGCGGTCTAAAAAGATTTTAATTTTGCCTTTTTCTACTTGGTAACCCATGAGTGGATTGGGTGTAAATGGCTTGTTGCGTTTTTTGGCTTGTGTGAGTTGGGATTGTGATGATGTGATGATGTCCACTTCTGCGGTCTTTTTCAATAAGTATCCAGCACCGTCAAACTCTACATCCATATGCTTTAAGGCGGTTTTTACGGTCTTATTGGATAGTCGTGTCATCGTCTGGATTTGTCCGATGGTCAAGCCCAAATCAGCACTATCTAGGCACTCTGTAATCTGATTAATGACGGTTTGTAATTTATCGGTCATGGTTTTATCCTTGGTTATCTAATAAAAAAGCTCGTCTCGTGAGCCACACGGTGCTTGCCTTGCGAGTATACGAAAAACAATCAAGCACAGCGGTAGTTTACGCACCCACCGCTTACGCCCTAATCTCAGATAGAAAAACACGGATTAAGGATTTTTATTAAAAGGGCGTGTCATCATTGGGCGTCTGATACACCGTGTTTTGGGGTGGTTTTTGCATTGCCGTTAATGGGCTTGCCGTCATGCCTTGTGGGTATTGGCGTTTTGGTTGCGCCTGTGGTGCGTTCTGATATCCTTGATTGCCCCATTGCCCACCATTGCCCTGCTGATAGCCTTGCTGTGGCGCTTGCCCTTGTCCGCCATCGGTGCGAGAGCCAAGCATTTGCATACTGGTGGCACGGATTTCGGTTACATAGCGTTCAATGCCCTGAGCATCTGTGTATTTGCGAGTTTGCAAACTGCCACTAATAAACACTTGCGAGCCCTTGGTTAGATATTGCCCCATGATTTGGGCAAGCTTGCCAAATGCCCGCACGTTAATCCATTCGGTCTTTTCTGTGCGGTTGCCTTGCTTGTCGGTGTATTTATCAGAAACTGCAATGGAAAAAGTAGCCATTGCATCGCCTGATTGGGTGGTGCGAATTTGAGGATTATCGCCCAAGCGTCCGATAAAGTTGCATTGGTTCAAATCACTCATCACTTCACTCCTAATAAAAACTGTTTAAAGTTGTCGTATTGTGCCTGTGGCAAGGCTTTTAGCTTTAAGCCTTTTTGACGCATATCGTTTGCCACAAATTCACGCCCCTGTTCAGATAGATTATCAATCATAGCCATTAGCTCATCATATTGAGCTTGATTGATGGGTTCATCAAAGGCTTGGGTGGTCTCACGAGCATATTTAACGCCGTCAAAATTGCCTAGATAAATATCACTTGCCACGCCCACCGCCTTAAATGCCACGGACAGGGCATCCGTTACTGCCATTTTGTAGCCGTCATCATTGGATTGTAAGCCGTTTTTGTTGCTTTCAATGATTTCTGAGCCACCGATACCGCCAAACTCCTCGCCCCATTCACCGTCAATCTTGGTCTTAACCGCCACTTCAGCAAAACACATCACAGAGCCGTTGGGGTGTGGCTCGCTCCAAGTACGCACAATGCGATAAGTCCAACCGTGCCCCACTTGCCCAAAAGCTTGGGTCATCGCCATAAGTCGCCATTGGGGGTTAATATCGGATTTGCCTTTTAACTTACCAAAGCCAATCGGCTTTAAAAACTGTGGCGGTACTTGCTTAACTTTGTGCCAAATATCTAGATGATTCATACCAATACCTAAAACATACCTTAAAAATTAGAGTGCAAGGCGTGGCGGTTCAAGGTATGAAAAATAACCGCCTTTCGGTAGCTACTCCTAGCCTTGCAAAAGGGTTTATGCTTTTTGCCAAGTTTCAATGTTGCTCATAACCAATCTCGCTATCCAATTACAATGCTACTGCTGTGCTCAAGCTCAACGCCATCAATAACAGTATTTGCTTTTAATGCCTTGCTTAATGCCGTCTTATCCGCTTCTTTCTTGATGCGCACAAACTCTTCTGGCAAGTCGTCAATGTCGCACTTGATGGCCACACTAGGCGCATTGTTACGCACTCTCAAGGGCATCACAGGGTCAAAATCAATCTTCTTTACGCCGTTATCAATCATGGCTGATAACATTCTATCTTTAAGGATGGCGATGTGATTTTGTCTCGCTTTCTTAACCGCTGTTAATCGCTTAATCTCGGTATCAACCATGTCTAATTCGCCTGTTAGGTTCTTGACAACATAGCCGTAAGCGGTTAATTTTTCGGATAATTCGCCTTGCAAATCAACCAATTCATCAAGTTGTTCTTGGCTTGGCGTTTCGCCATTATTTAGCAATTCGCCAAGCTTGTTCATTTTCTCGTCTAATGCGCTGTTAATCTGATACAAATTCATGCCAATACTCCAAATGGCAGCTCATCCTCATCAAAACCAGCCAAATAATCTCGCAAAGCCCAAGCATCATCATATTCAATCTGCGCTTGTTCTTGCTCGCTGAATTGGCTATCGATAAAATCCATGTAATCACTTTCGTTCATTTTTAAGCTCCGATTTATATTCTTGGATGAACTCACGCTGATTTTCGTACTCTCTATCACAAGCCTTTAGAAAAAGGCTCGAAAAAACAATCATCATCATGGTTAAGGCGGTCATGCCCAAAAGGTTTTTTAATGCGTTCATGCTTCTTCACCCGACAAATAATCTTGCATTTCCCATTCATAGATAGGTAGGTAGCACTTCTTAGCCAATGCCTTGCGAACTGTCTCTTGATTGTCAAAGATTGACAAATCAAACACCACCTCATCATATCTATTCATCAGCATGGATGCGCTATGAACCAATGTACAATCATCATATTTCGTGATTGATGCCTCAAGCACCAAGCCGTCTAACAGGATAGTTCGAACAGTTTCCATAATTCCTCCCTTTGTGTTCTTTCAATCTTCAACCACATTTCAGACTGCACCTCTTCAATCTCTGCTGTTGTTGGTTTGTGATTGCCATCAATCACGCTACATTCACCAAATTCAATATTAACGATATTGACTTCAGCAGGCTCTACACGTTTCCACCCGTCTAGCCATTCGACATCTTCGGGGATGTACTCGAAATCATAATTAAATTTGATGATGATTTCAGCGTATTTCTCGTCATCGTTTTGGTCTGGGTAGATGACCGCCCAGCCTTGCTTGTTGCTCATATCAATAAGCAGGTCTTCAATAATTATGCTCATCGGCTCGCTCCTAAAGTTAATCCGTGATTGCCCACTCGCTGAATGGGCAATAGCTGATTAGCTTTCACTCCGTTATCTGCCACGGTGGTGTGGGCTTTGTTTAGCCGATTTTAGATTTTGATAATCTAATCCAGTCTAAACTCCGTGTGTTTCCCTCACGGTAGGGCTTTTAGGCTTTTAAATAGTAGTCAAGGCATCATCTGCTGTTGATGTGTGTATTATAAACAAAACGTTTAATAAAGTAAAGCGAAAAATAAACAAAATGATTAAGTATTTTGTAAATTATTGATTTATTTACTCATTATGTTTATAAAAAATCTAAAAATCTGCTATAATATCCCCCACAAAGCAAAAAAAACCTGCCACCCCGAAGGGTAGCAGGTGAAAAAATGATTTTTTGCTTTATTTGGTAAGGGTAAATAGGGCAATTAAGTAGATTGCAAGCTGGGTTATATCCAGCTCTACGCTCCAATTAATACCGTCTTTATCCTTGCCAATACTGATTTTAACCATTGCTAATGCTCTGTTAATATCAGCAAGCTTGCCGATGATTGAAAAATCTGAGGCATTTATAAAGCGGCTAGCTAACCGCTTGTATCGGCTAGTTGTACACCTAGCCAACACGGTTCGGCTTGACAGGCGGGCACAGCCGTTAGCATTTCCATGCTATACAAGTCGCACCTTAAGCAGTCTGACAAACTGCCCCTTGGGGTTGTCAGCCCCAAACCTTGAACGCTCCGAAAGGGGCGTTTATTTTAAGGATTTGATTTTGACCTCCTCCCCTTGCTAAAGCAAGGGGAGGAGGTCAAAATATCATATATCCTGCCTATTTATTAATTGTTTGCCATTGAACGGTAGCCTAAATAACTGATTCCAACTAGGCTAAGCGTAAAGATTTGGGCAATAAAAAAGAATACAGCAAACATAATTACGCTATAGATACCAATGGCAAGAGATGTTTTGAGCTGAGCAAAAGTCGCCAGTATTTCAATGGAATATATTGAGCGAATGACTATCAAAGATAATGCCAGAAATAGGCTGACCGATGCCAAATAGGCAAATAATAAGCTAAGAAACAATCTGCGTGTTAATGGCTGATGGTATATCTCGCCCTCTAGTCTGTCCAACTCTTGTTTTACCAAATAGGGTGTTTTGCCTTGAATGAACTCATCAATTGAAGGTCTGTTGATGGCAGCAATGGCTGACAATGCTGCGATATAAAACCCTGGTAAAACCAGCAATAAGGTAAAAGAATCTTCAAATTTTCTACTGAGTAAAAAATTGATGTTATTCTCACCTGTGTGTATGGATGCCAAGTAAGCTAATGCACTCGTGCCAAATAGGCTAAGTAGTGCTGGCAGGATATATACAGCGGTGCGATGTGTATTATCAGGGTATTTGATTTTAAGAAAGTCAAATACAGTCATAGCTTGGCGTAGCATTCGACCTCCCTTTATTAAAAATAATTAAAAGTTTTCTGTCATTGTATCATAAAATTGAGCAATCGGGGTGGGGATTTTGTTGGCAATGCCTTTATGGGTGTCCTCACTTCTGTCATTCCAATTTAAAAAACATTTATGAGAAAATCCATCTATAACACCATTTAAAATTTCGTGTTTGACCTCAGACTGTGTCTGTGGGTCTTTGATAAGCAATGAGATGTTTGGATTAGTGAGATTGCTCTTTTCCTTGGTAATCTTTTTTGCCCAACCAATGAGCGTATCTTTGGTCTGTTTTACACGGCTTTTAGGATCGGCTCTGATAGTAATTTCTGTGTTTTGCTGGGTAAGACCATTGTCTTTGTCAAACTTGCTATTGGCAGGTTTTCGTTCTGAGATTACCAGTCCACGCAACCCACCGTTGTTGATAATGGATAGGACAGCATCAGTGGTTGAAAAATTTATCTCAACACAAGGCTTGCATTGTACATCTTTCCCAGTAACGGAGTCGGTAGCTGTCCAAATATCGTTGGGAGAAACCAACTCTACTAATTTAATAATAAGTTTTTGTAATTTCTCTTTGCCAAATCCTGTGATATTCTGGACGCATATTTTGCCGTGTTTTGGGCTAATCACAATGTGTAGCAATGTGCGTTGTCCGTAGTTTTCATTGGGTATGGGTTGAGCCAATACATTGTCTTGATTGTCCGTGAGTAATCTTGGATCTACTTCCTTATCGTTAAAGCTAAATAAGAGCCTTAATTTGTCCTTGTTCTCATCAAAATCAGCATTCACCCATTTGATCCATTTTTTACGATGGCTGTAGCTAACAACCTCAATGCCATGTTTGCCAAATGTATTTTGTGCGTGATAGTCATACAGCCACACACAGAAATCAGTTAGGTCAATATTTCCAAAAAACTGCTGCCCTTGATTTGACTTACGCTGACGCTCTTTTGATATTTTGAGATTAAAATAATCAAACCTAATATTTGTTGCCATAATCTTATTCCTATACTAACCGCCACTTCTATTGTGCTGAGACTTCAATCACATCAATAAAAGCCTATATCATTGCCATCATCACCACACTACCAAGCTAGACCAATTCCACACCCAGCCGATGATTTGAATGTTTTCGTTTTCTATTTCATCGCCTGTGATGACTTCATCTGTGTATCGCTCGTTATGACTTCGGATAACTAGACCGCCATCTGGACGGGGGATGAGGTACTTAACTCTGAGCATGTTACCGTGGCGAAATGCGTAGATTTTGCCTTCTCGTATGTCCTTTTTGCTGGTATCAATGGCAATCATTGAACCATTTAGTATCAGCTCTTCCATGCTGTCGCCTGATAGGGTGGTACAGATAACCTTGTTGGGGTTTGCCCCTGCGCGTCTAGCGGCGGTGTAGGCATATCTTATCTTGCGTCTGCCGTCATCATAGACATCAGCCTCAAAGCCGCTACCGCCTAAAAACTCGGTATCTTTGTAAAAAGATACTTCAAATTCATCATCTTGGAGCGGCGTTTCACTATCCCAAAAGCCCATCTGTTGAGTATCGCTTTCGTTGATTTGGTTTTCACGAATAGGCGTGCTTACTTCACCTTCGCCTGTCAATATCCAATCCACGCTTAAATTAAATACTCTTGCAGCATCTAACGCGCCACGCTTGGAAATACCACGACTTGACCAGTTATTAATGCTTTGTGGTGTCGTGTCTAAAATTCTAGCGATTTCAGCGGCTGTTTTGCCAGTTTTATCAAAAATTCGCTGCATGGTTGGGTGTGTCATTGTAAGCCCCTTTAATTAAACAAGCTGTTTAATTATTTTAGCACTTTTTACACAATGTGTATATATTTGATCAATATAAACAATATAAACAAAACGTTTGATTTTTAAACTCATTATGTTTATAATACACACATCATTTTGTTTATAAGATAAATTATGACAGATCAAGAATTAATCGAGAAATTAGGCGGTGTGAAAGCCCTTGCTGATTATCTTAAATGCGATTATCAGCGAGTACACAACTGGCTAAGACGTGGGATTCCTGCCAAAGTCAAGGTTGAGAACCCGAACCTATTTCTGACCAAAAACCCTAAAAAATTAAAACCCCCTAGCTCTAACTAGGGGGCGATGTCCATTTTCGGATTAACTTATAAGGAACAAGCTAAATGAACGAATCCATTATACAGCAAAATCACGGCAATATCAAGCCGACACATCGTGTTGATTTACCCTGCAAACACGAGAAAGCCAAGCGCAATCAAGAGCTAAACGCAGAGATTGAAGCGTATATAGCGAGTGGTGGCAAGATTACCGTACTTGATAGCTCAGAACCAAAGCCACGCCCACCGCATGGCGTGAAAGATCATAAAACAATGGGATTGCCAAAGCCCAAGGCAAAGCCATCGGTTCAAAAATACGGACTATCTAGTAAGCAGTTCATGCGTCATAAGCAGTGGATTGATTGCCTTAAGAGGGGTCATCTGATGAGCATTGGCGATGTTCGAGAAAGGTTTGATTTCACACAGCCAATCAGAACAGCTAAAGTCATTAACAAACGAGCAGGGCGAACAGTCATCAAGCAAGTAAACGCTGTTCACATGGGCAGAATAACAACGCTTTTTAAATACAACGGAGATAGCAAATGAGTTTCAAAGCAATGGCATGGGCGACCGAACAAGAATCCACTAAAACATCATCACAAACGCTTTTGCTTGTCGTTTTGGCTAACTTTGCCAATGAAAATCATGAAAGCTACCCAAGTGTTGAAACGCTATCAAGATTGGCAAGAATGGATAAGCGAACAGTCAGAAAAGGGCTACTAGAATTGCAAGAAATGGGGCTGATTTTTGACACGCAAAAACGCCATCAAAAACAAATTGTCGTGTATCAATTGCTTGTTGATGGGGGTAACAAAAATGATACCCCTAACAAAAATGTAGGGGGTACAAAATTGCAATCAAGGGGTGACAATTTTGTATCTAAAGGGGGTACAAAATTGCACGAAAGGGGGTACAAAAATGATACCCAAACCTATTATGAACCTATTAATAAACCTATTAATGAACCTGTGAGTATAGACACACATGAACACACGCACGAAAATCTTGAAAATTCGCAAACAGCAAAACCGAACAAATCGCCTGGTAAATCTCCATCAGCCAAAAAACCAAAAATTACTTTTGAACCGCCAAGCGATTTGAGAATCACAGATAACCAATTTAGAAAATGCTTGGAAAACGGATTGGATGTTAATGATCAGCTTGAGAGATTCAAAATTTGGGCATTATCCAAAGGTCAAGGGTATGCGAATTGGTCTATGGCGTTTAGCAACTGGATCAATAGATCAATAGAGTTCAAGGCACGAAATCCACAGCCACAAACACCACAAACTTACGACCAGTACGGAAATTTAGTAGGAGCAAGCAATGCACATCAGCCAAATCATCAACCACATCCAAACAGCACCACAGCGTACGTCAATCGATTACAGCAAGAGACCCTTGAGCTCAAGCGAGAGTTATACCCCGAACGCTATAGATAATTTGACCGAACAGCAACGCCAAATCATCTTAGCGACAATGTTCGAGCCAGTACAGCCACCGCCTGAATTTATGGTTGATATCGTTGGCAAGCTATTCGTGAAATTCAAAGAAAATTACAGTTTTCTCATGGTAACAGGCGGTGAATACGATTGGGGGCGCAACAAAATCTTGGAATGGGCAGATTACTTCACATCGAAAAACGCCACGATTGATGAACTAAGACAAGCCTATCGACTTAGCAAAAATGTTTTTAAGAAATTCCCGCCAAACGAAGTGCAGTTTTTAGATTTGGTATTGCAGAACAGACACACCGACAGCCATCAAGCGTTGAGAATTGCGATTGATACAGCCAGCAAAATCCAAGCAGGCAATCAAGCCGAATGGGATAACGTGGCAATCTATGAATCAGCGATGAGAATTGGATTTTACACCCTAACCCACGAAGCTGATTACATCCTTAACGAGCGTTGGGGGAAGACTTACAAGGCGGTATGTGATGAACTTGATAGCGGTGCAACATTTACAATCCCAAGCGTACCACTAATCGAACAGCAACACACACCAGTCAGCAAAGAGCGAGCGCAAGAATACCTAGCGGGATTGATGGAGAAGATCGGAAAAAAGGTGGCGGCATGAAACACCGTGAAGACAGCGAACAGATGGCAATCATCAAGTGGGCGAAGTGGCAAAAACATGGCGATGGCAAATTATCAGACTATCTGCACCACAGCCCCAACGGTGGCAAACGCCACATTGCCACCGCCAAGCGATTTAAGGCGATGGGAACGCTGGCAGGATTTCCCGACCTGTTCTTATTCATCCCAAAGGGCGGTTATCACGGATTATTTGTTGAGCTAAAAGTCAAAGGCGGCCGCACCAACGACAACCAAAAAACCATGATTGAAAGACTGATTAAACAAGGTTACATGGCGGTTGTGTGTTTCGGTGCGGATGATGCCATACAAGCGATTAAGAATTACATTGGCATGGGTGCATGAAGTGCATGTACCAGCCAAGCTTAAAGAGTGGTTTTTGTGAACCGACTAAAACAAATCCGAGCCTTGCCCTGTGTGCGATGCCATGCCCCACCACCATCACAAGCCTGTCATGCTAATTGGGGGCAGTTTGGCAAAGGTATGGGGATTAAGGCAGATGATAGCTACACAATTCCACTTTGTCATACCTGCCATGTGTGGCTTGACCAATATCAAGCGATGAGTAGGGAAGAGGCGAGGGCGTGGTTTATGGGTAAATTGGCGTTTGTGAATGGGGCGTTAGGGCAAAATGATGAAACAGTATTTTAAGGAGGTGTTATGTTAATTCATCAAATCAAAGTATTACAAAGCAATATTGGCAATGAAACTGTACAGACAGTGAACGCAAGAGAGCTACACAAGGCATTGAATAATAAACGCCGATTTGCCGACTGGATTAAAGACCGTATCAATGATTATGGTTTTGTGCAAAATGTGGATTATGTTTTGATTTCACAAAATTGTGAAACCAAAGGGCGTGGTGGCGATAGACGAAGTATTGACTACCACATCACCCTAGATATGGCAAAAGAGCTATCCATGGTGGAAAAGACCGAAAAAGGCAGGCAGGCACGCCGTTATTTTATTGATTGTGAAAAGCGTGCTTATTTGACGGATTTGTCATTGATGATGCAGATTGCTGATGTGTCGGCACAGGTGGCGAGATTGACCGATGATTTATCGGTGGCAGGTCGTGTGCTATGTCAAGGCGGTAAAGTGATTAAGCCTAGGCTGGTAAAGCAGCTAAAAGCGTTGGAAAGCCAATTACAGCCACAGTTGCCATTTGCCAATGAAACTTAGGTTTAGAATTATTGATGATGGCATCTTGTCAAACTGCGTGGCAAGCATTCTAACAAGAAAACAGGCAGGCGAGATTGTCAATGTCATCATTACCGATAAGGACGAGACGCGCTCACAGGCACAAAACCGCTTATATTGGCAATGGGTGCATATCTTGGCAAGCAACAAAGGCTGGGCGGATGATGAGATGCACTTGTATCTAAAACGCAAATTTTTAGCGTTGATTTTAGCCAAAGATGATGGCGAGATGTTGGAAACGATAGAGAGCTTAAAAGTCGCTAAAAACAGCTTGCCACTATCGCATTATGAGCGATTGGCAAGGAATGTCGCAGACGGCATTCGAAGTAGCACGGTAAATACCAAGCAATTTGCCGAGTATTTAAACAACATTGAGCAATGGGCGTACTTACAAGGCGTATCATTGCCAGTACCAGATGATTTAAGGTGGGTGAGATGAAAAAATTAATCTATAAAGATGGAAAATGGCAAAGGATAAAAATAGCAAGCCCAAACTATGCCAATACAATTAAGCAAAAATTGCCAAAAACAGAAACTCAATTGTGGCAAATAATGACAAACCAGAACTATGATGATGTTTATAAATTACACCAAAATTATTATAAGCAAAAATATATTGGTGGGCATATAAAATCAGAGGTGATAAAAGCAACGAACTTGATATCTCAATTTAGAAAATGGAAAAGAAAGCTTGGTATTGTTAATAAAATTGATGGTTGTCGTTATACCATTAAAAACCCAGATCCAAATGCAACAACTTGGCAGGAAGTATGGGTAAGTATGACAAACCTTGATTATGAACAGGTTTTTGATGGCTATTTAAAGTGCAAAAAGGGTAGGAGCTATAACGCTAAATACGGTAAAGATTATGGACTTGTCAGAAAATTTAGAAAATATTGTATGCAATTTGGTATTAACTACCCCAAGGGGCGAAGTAAACACTCAGACAAGCACCCTTGGCGAGATGGGTTTATCAATATGCGAACACCTAGATTTATTGATTAGACAACTGGCGGATGATAAAGACGCAACGATGACAGGCAAAAACGGCAAACAAAAAGCCAAAGACTTTGCCGAAGTTACTACAAGCATTGATTTGATTGACAAACAGCTTGCCCTGCTACCAAAAGAGATGTTTTTGGATTTGTCAAAGACGGTATTAGACCCATGCACAGGCGATGGGCGGTATCTGATGAGATATTTGTATCACCGCCTACCAGCCATCAAGACAGCCGACAACCTATTACAGGCAATAAGCACGCTTTACGGCATAGAGCTACAAGCCATCAACGTAGCAAGGGCAAAAAATAATCTATACCTTTTGACTGCTAAGATTGCCGAATATTTGGGCGTGGATTATGACCAAGTGCATAAGATTCTAAACAGTAATATCAGACAAGGTAATTTTTTAGAGATGAAATATGAATTTAATGATTTGGAGCTGGCGAGATGAGCGATTTGGAAATTATTATTTGGTTGCAATGGGCGTTAATTGTACTGCTCATTGGCTTTTGTATTTATGTTTTTAATGCGTTCGTTGAATTGTCGTCAATAGTGAGAAGACATAAGACTTATCTCATCATTGATGGCAAAGCATACATTTTAAAAGATAACAAACTAGTGGAGATTGAGAAATGAAAAATTCTCGTGAAGTGATTGAAGCGTTGGCGTTGAGTTTTGTGTGTGGTGTCGGCTTTACTTTGGGGGTGCTGACATTGATTGGGCTTTTGCAGACTTTTGTGAAAGCGATGGAGTGGTTTTCATGACTGATAATGTAGCAGAAATTCAAAAGTCTGAAGAAAGTCACAGGGCTGTTGTAGTAAGCACCAAGCCAATTACCATCGGCGGTGTGAACATTGATTTTTTTATGAGAGATGGACAAAAACACGACCAAAACAAGCCCAGATTTAGCCTAATTCCACACAAGGCATTGTGGCAGGTGGTAGAAGTGTTGGAGTTCGGTGCAAATAAATACGGAGCTGATAACTGGCGTCATGTACCAAATGCCCGTGAGCGGTATTTTAACGCCGCCCACCGCCATCTAAATGCGTGGTGGGCAGGCGAGAAAGTGGATAGTGAGAGTGGATTACCACACCTTGCCCATGCAGTGTGTTGTTTGATGTTTTTGATGTGGTTTGATGGGGATGGCAAATGAATAGCAATGAATACTACGACTGGCTACAAAAATTTGAAAAAAGAAATACGAGCGATGACACATTCACACCACCTGCGGTGTATGACATTGTTTTAGATTATGTAAACCAACATATTTTAAATTTGGACGATTTGACGATAGAACGCCCTTTTTATCCTGATGGCGATTATCAAGCACACGCCCAAAATTATGATGAAAACACGGTGGTGATTGACAATCCGCCTTTTTCTATTTTGTCAAAAATCATTGATTTTTATTTGGCAAATAATATCAAATTCTTTTTGTTCGCCCCTTCTTTGACGGTGTTTAACCCAATGCGAAACCGTGATTGTACCGCTATTATTGCCCCTGCTATCATTACTTATGATAATGGGGCGGTGGTAGCTACTTGTTTCGTGACTAATCTGTGTGGCGATGTGCGAGCGATGACCGCCCCAACACTATACAATGCCCTAAGTTCATTGGAGAAAGAAAAGCCAACATTGCCAAAATACCAATATTCGCCCAATGTGCTGATGGTAAATAATTTATTTAAATTATGTAAGGCAGGGGTTGAATTTAGCGTGTCGGCTATTGAAAGTGTTTTTATTCGTCAGCTTGATTGCCAAAAACCCCACAAAAAAAGTTTATTTGGTGGCGGATTGCTGATTAGCGACAACAAAGCCAAAGAGTTGCAAGCCAAAGAACTGCAAATCAAAAACAATTTAATAAATTGGGAATTGTCCGATAGAGAATGGGCGATTTTGGAGAGTTTGGGGGTGTGATGGACTGGCAAAAATACACAATCAAAGAATGGCTTGTACAGTATGGGGCATGGTGCAATATGGACTGCAATCAAAATACAGGCAATATTCCTAAAATCACCCTGCCACACTTTTGGGCGGTGGGTGTTAAGACAAAAAGAACAAATAGAGTGTGTCAAATCAGCGATTTTGAGGCATACCACATTAGTCAGATGTTGCAGCAGGCAAGACAGATTTTGCCTGATGAAATAGAAGTGCTGTGCATGAGTGCGATGGTTGGACTATCCGTCAGGCAGATAGCCAACATCAAGGGGGTGAATTACACTTTTATTAAAAATCAGATCATTCATGCTCAATATTATTTGCTAGGCTTTAATTGTCATTTACGACTTGAATAATACTTGACTGTGTACACATAAAGTGGTATATTTATGGCATAATGTGGTTAAGTACGCAAAGATGGGTGCTTAACCTTTTTTATTGTCTATGCCCTGCCTTTGGTGGGGCTTTTTTGTTGGGCAAGGCGGTAAGTCCTTATGACTAGTATTGCAATATCAGCAAGCCGTTACGCCCAACGCTTTTTGCCCACAGGAGGGCTTATGACAGCTAAAAAGCCCAAAATGGGCAGACCAACATTATTCACCGATGAATTGGCGTTAGAGATTTGTGAGCGTATCGCAAACGGTCGCAGTCTTAGAAGTGTATGCCTTGATAAAGACATGCCAGCCATGTCCACCGTCATGGATTGGCTGAATAATAATGATGACTTTTCGGAGCAGTATCGTAGAGCGTGCGAAGACAGAGAGACCACGCACTTCGAAGAGATGCTGACCATTGCTGATGAAGTATTGCCAGAGACAGCAGAAGTGGCACGGGCGAAATTACGCATTGATACCCGAAAATGGGTATTGGCACGCATGAACCCAAAAAAATACAGCGACAAAGGGCAAGACGACAACACCGACAACGCCATTTCACTCATGGCAAAATTCATGAAAGAGCTGGGGGAAGATAAGGGGGGATAATGTTTGACAAATTAGCAGACCCCTTGTATCGCTTGAATAACCTGTACTACATCACAGATAAGACAGGCAAAAAAGTTAAATTCAAGATGACAGCCGAGCAGTTGGAATACTTTCAAGGCGAGCACTACAAAAACATTATCTTGAAAGCCCGGCAATTAGGTTTTACCACGCAAGTGTGTATCATGCAGTTGGATTGTGCGTTGTTTGAGTCAAAGAAATGCGCCTTGATTGCTCATACCCTGCACGATGCCAAACGGCTTTTTCGGGAAAAGGTCAAATTCGCTTATGACAACCTGCCCGAACTTGTCAGACTTGCCAACCCTGTCAAGATTGAAACCAAAGAGGAATTGGTCTTTGAAAATGGTGGCAGTGTTACGGTCAGTACATCCTTTCGTGGAGGTACATTACAGCGATTGCATGTATCAGAATTTGGTAAAATTTGTGCCAAATATCCTGACAAGGCTCGTGAGATTGTCACGGGGGCTTTTGAGGCTGTGCCGATTGATGGTATTGCTACGCTTGAGTCCACAGCAGAAGGTAGGCAGGGTTATTTTTTTGAGTATTGCCAGCAAGCCGAAAAAGACCATTTATCAAACAAAGCATTGACCGCCCAAGATTGGCGGTTTTTCTTTTTTTCATGGTGGCAAAATCCTGAATATCAGATGCCTGCTACGGACTTGCCAGAACGCCTTGTCAGCTATTTTAGCGAGCTTAAAGCTAAGCATGGCATTAGCACCACACCCGAACAGCAGGCGTGGTATTACGCCAAAGAAAAAACGCTTGGCGATGACATGAAACGGGAATACCCGTCAATCCCAAGCGAGGCGTTCGCCCAATCCATTGAAGGGGCGTATTATGACAAACAATTTACATGGCTATACGCCAACGGTCGCATTATTGACAATTTGCCTGATAACAGCCATTTGCCAGTATCTACTTACTGGGATTTGGGTGTATCGGATAGCACAACCATTTGGTTTGTCCGTCAAGTAGGCGATGAATATCATGTGGTGGATTATTATGAGAACTCAGGCGAAGGTCTCAATCATTATTTGAAAGTCTTAAAAGATAAGGGCTACAAATACGGTAGGCACGTTGCACCGCATGATATTGATAACCGCCAATTAGGGGCTAATCGCGCCAAAACCTTGCGTGAACTTGCCCGAGATGGTTATGAGATTTATGGTGAGCGTTATTCGGTCAGCTTTGATGTTGTGCCCAGAACGACAAACGTCAATGAAGACATTGAAAAAGTTCGTCAAATCCTGCCTAAATGTGCCTTTGACGGTCTCAAGTGCGAGCAGGGCATCAAGGCGTTAGAAAGCTACCGCAAAGAATGGAACGATAAATTAGGCGTATGGCGTGATAGACCGCTACACGATTGGTCAAGCCACGGGGCGGATGCGTTTAGGTATTTTGCAACGTACCAGACTAAAGAGCAATACGCCACAAGCCTAAAAGTGAGTATGTACTATTGACCTCCTCCCCTTGCTAAAGCAAGGGGATTCCCAATATCGCTACTGGGTGTTTCCTAATTCAACGAGATTGGCTTATGCAGACTAACTACACAAGACTGACATTCTCTCCAAAGGCAAGCCCCGCAAGCCCTGCGGTTAATATGTTTTTGGCGGCATTGACATCACGGTCATGGGTAGTCTTGCATTCAGGGCAATCCCAATGGCGAGTATCAAGGCTTAAAAAAGGCAAAGTGTACCCACAATTACAGCAGCGTTTAGAGCTTGGGAAAAACTGGTCTATTTTGACTAAGCTTCTACCTGCCCAATCAGCTTTGTATTCTAATTGTTGGATAAGCCTACCCCAACTTGCATCCATAATATGCTTGGCAAGCTTGGGATTTTTAATCATGTTTTTTACACGCAGCGTTTCAACACAAATCACTTGGTTATCGTTGATTAATTTGCGAGATAACTTGTGCAAGTTATCTAATCGACAATCTAAGATTTTGGCATGAATACGAGCTACTTTCATTCTTGCTTTGGCGCGATTAGCCGAACCGAGTTTTTTGCGACTCAAGGCTTTTTGAGCCTTAGCAAGTTTGGTAGCGTATTTGGCTGTCAGACGAGGATTGTCAATTTTAAGACCACTGTCGGTAACAAACATATGTTTAATGCCAACATCAATACCAACGACGGTATCAGATTTTGGCAAAATTTGATTATCAAATTCACACAGGCACGACACAAAATATCGTCCTGCACAGTCTTTAGTGATTGTGATGGTACTTGGCTTGCTTGGCAGATGCCTAGACCAACGAACATTAAGCGGCTGTTTGCTTTTGGCAATAAAAAGCTGACCGTCTGTGTACTTAAAGGCACTTTTGGTAAATTCAGCCGATTGCTTGTGAGTTTTCTTTTTGAATGTTGGGTATTTAGCACGACCCTCAAAGAAGTTTTTAAAGGCGGTTTGTTGATGTCTAAGTACTTGCTGGGTGGGAACACACGAAACATCATTCAAAAAAGCAAATTGAGGTTGTTTTTTAAGCCAAGTCAATCTGGCATTGGCTTGAATATAGCCAATTTTAGTTTTGCTTTGGTAGTATTCATCAGTACGCCAACGCAAAATCGTGTTATAGACAAACCGCACACAGCCAAAGGTTTGAGCAAGCAGTTTGGCTTGTTCATCAGTTGGGTAAAAGCGAAATTTGTAGGCACGATGTTTCATAGCTCACATTTTATCATTAAAAATGTGAAATATCAATTTAACAACACGGCGTTTCCTCCATGCCCTAAAGTGCATGGTTTCCACGCTAGGAGGATTTGATGAACCCTGATTATATCCTGCCCGAAGTGGTAGCACAACTGCCAACGTGGCAACTGGTAGAAGATTGCTACCTAGGGCAACAGACAATCATGGCAAAAGGCAAGCTATATTTGCCCGACCCTAGCCCGATTGATGAAGACGAAATAGTCAAATACCAACGCTATCAAGACTACCAAAAGCGGGCAGTATATTACAATGCCACAAGGCGAACGGCTAACGCCATGGCAGGTATGGTGTTCGCTAAATACCCCACGCTTGACATACCGCCAGAACTAGAACGCATTAAAACCAATGTGGACGGTGGCAGTCTATCGCTAGTCGGTCAAGCACGCCAAGCCTTTTTGATGTTGCTTTTAAAAGGTCGTGGCGGATTGCTTGCCGATTACCCTTTTGTGCCTAGTGATAAATATAAGCCAACCAAAGCACAGGTTAAAAAATATAATTATGTGCCAAAAATTAGGCTTTTTGAACCAGAGCATATCATCAACTGGCGTGTTGAGCCTATCAATAACGCTAACAAACTGACTCTGCTTGTCCTAAAAGAAAGCTACATCAAATCCGATGACGGCTTTAAAGCAGAGTATGGCGAGCAGTTAATCGTGTATCGCTGGATTGACGGTGTGGTACATCATAGCCTATACCAAAAAGACGGTGTATGGCGTGAAGTGCAGACAGGCGTGTTAAGCGTTGCCGATATTCCATTTACCTTTTTTGGGTCAAATGATAATGACGAAACCATAGATGATGCACCGCTTTATGATTTGGCGGTGTTAAACCTTGCCCATTATCGCAATACGGCAGACTATGAAGAAGGTAACTTTATTGCAGGACAGCCAAGCCTATTTATCACAGGGCTTACCAAGGAATGGGTAACTGATATTGTCAATCAAGGACACCCAATCCGCTTAGGGGCTAGAACGGCTAACATCTTAGGCAGTGGCTCAAATGCGTTTCTATTGCAAGCAACCGCTAACAGTGGATTATATCAAGCCCTGCAAGATAAGAAAGACCAAATGGTGGCATTAGGGGCAAGATTGATTGAGCCGAACGGTAGCACCAAGACCGCCACCGAAGCCAAAAGTGAGAAAGCAGACGAGACATCGGTACTTGCCATGCTTGCCAATAATCTATCGGACGCTTATAGTCGTGTGCTTAATTATTGTGCCGACTTTTTGGGTGTTAGTCATGAATGTACCATGACGCTTAATACCAAGTTTGACAGCGCCAAGATGACCCCACAAGAACGCCAACAGCTTATCAGCGAATGGCAGGCAGGAGCGATTACATGGGGCGAAATGCGGGCAAGAATGGTGGATGATGAGATTGCCTTTATTGAAGATGATGAGCTTGCCAAAGCACAGATTGAGAGCGACTTAGGCTATGAAGAAATTAGTAAACCTAGAACGCCTGAAAACGAAGCTGGTGAATGACTTCAAGACAACGGTAAAGGCGATTGATAAATATCTGCAAACCCACGTTTTTAACCATGAGATTAGCGAATTATCCCAAAAAGAGATTAACCAAGTCGTTGGAGAAACCGACTTGGGGTTAAAAGGTATTTTTGGGGTGTTTGTTACTAATCTTAAGAGTGATTGGCGTGGGCTTTTTGTGCATCGCTATGAAGTGGACAGCCCAAAAAACATCAAGGCATTACAAAAGTATGCCGATGAAGTGTTTGCTAAGCCGTTGCGACTAGACGGCAAAATGGGCGTAACACTTGATGAACTGCTTGATGTATTTAACGATGAAGAACGCAAAAAAATCATTAACGCCATACGCCTAGCCCACCATGAAGGCTTGCCTAATGCCAAACTTATCCAAATGATAAGGGGGTCAAGGGCTAGGAATTATCAAGACGGTATATTGAAGGGCGTAACTACCCGAAACGCCCAAACGATTGCACGCACAGGCACGGCAATTATGGCGTCAGAAGCCAAACAAGCCGTTATCCGTGATAATGCCGACATCATCAAAGGCATTAAGGTGGTTGCAACATTAGACCGCCGAACATCGCCAATCTGTCGGGGGCGAGACGGTATGTTTATGCCAATAGACCAGGCGGTTTATCCGCCTTATCATTTTAATTGTAGAAGTAGCTTTGAAATCATCTATGATGGCTATATCGCTCCAAAAAGCCGAGCTTCTGAATTTGGCGTGGTAGAAAATCAGACCTATTATGAATGGCTAAAAAACCAACCTGCCCAATATCAAGATGAAGTGTTGGGCAAGACACGGGGCAAACTGTTCCGAGATGGTGGTTTGACGGTGGAACGATTTAGGGCGTTACAGCTCGATAAGAACTTTACACCGCTAACCCTAGATGAGATGAAACAGCTTGAACCCAAAGCATTTAAGCGCACCCAGTAGGGTGCTTTTTTTAACGCCACCGTGTGGCACAATCAAAGGTAGTAACCGATGAACCTAGAAGAACTTTTAAAATCATTAAACCTTGATGAACAGGCAACCAAAAAGATTTTGGAAGCTGCTAAACCTAAAGAGCCGCAAGATGATGAAGTCGAGCGACTAAGAAAACACGTTGAAACACTATTGGCTGAAAAGAGAGCAGAAAGTGAAAAGCGTGAGGCAGAGCAGGCTGAAAAAGACCGAGTTGCTAAAGAAGCGGAAATTGAGATTGCCCGAAAGAAAGGTGATTTTGAGACCTTGGAAAAGCAGTATCAAGCCAAAATCCAAGACCTTGAAAATCAGATTTTAGAACGTGATGTACAGCGCGATACAGACTTAGTAAAGTCGCAGGCGCAGAAATTGGCTAGTAGCCTTAGCGATAACCCCGCCAATCAAGAAATCTTACAGATGATTCTTGAAAAGCGTTTATCCGCTAAAAACGGTCAAATCAGTGTGCTAGATGATGGCGGTGCCGTGTCTATTGCAAGCATTGACGACCTTAAGCGCGAAATTGAAACGTGTGGCAAATATGACAGCTTGGTCGTTGGTACTCGTGCTAGTGGCGCAGGGTCAAACGGTAAGCCTGCTATTAAGCAAGCAAGCGAATACAGCGAACAAGAGCGCATTGATCTAGCTACCACCAACCCAACTTTATTCAATCAGCTATTTATGGAGTAATCTATGGCTAAATTACGAGAGATTTTCAATAAGAGCGTAACCCTGTCTTATCAAGTCAAAGACAACCTAAAGCGTTCAAAATTCTGGCAGTCAGGCGCGTTTGTGTCTGATCCACGTTTACGCCCACTGCTTACAAGTGGCTCAAAGACCTTTGAAGTGCCGTTCATTCACCCAATCGATGGCAACCTTGAAGCGAACTATGGCAACACTATCTTGACTGATATTGCTATGCCACGCACCATTGAAGGTAGCAAATCAAAAGGGTGTTTGGCGTTTTTGAATGAAGGCTTTATTGAAAGCCGTCTTGAAAGCTACCTAATGGGGCAATCGCCATTACAACACATGGCGCAGATGATTGATAACTACTGGCTACAACAAGCGGAAAACCGTGCCATTGCGACCGTGTTTGGCTTGCTTAACTACGACCAAGCCAATGGCAAAAAGCTAAGCCACGACATTTCAAAGACTACCGCTGATGATACATCAGGCTTTGATGTGAATGCCTTTATTGATGCCGAAGGTTCGCTGGATGAGGCGTATCAGGGCAAGGGGCTGATGATTGTACACCCACTTATCGCAACCAAAATGCGTAAGCAACGCCTTGTGGAGCGTGTAACGACTGCTGACGATTTAAAGCCTGTTGAGACTTATAATGGACGCACCGTTATTCAATCTAAGGTCGGCACGATGATTGGCACAGGAAAAAACGCCAAATATGTGTCTTACCTGTTGGGTCGTGGTGCGTTTGCCGCTGACATGGTGGCAGGTCAGGATGATTTGGAGCTTGAACGTACGGCAAATACAGGCAATGGTGCAGGTCATACCACGCTTTGGACACGTCGTAACGTGCTAATCCACCCACAAGGATTTAGCTTTATTGCCGAAGACAGCACGCTAACAGGCGGTACGAAAAACGAAGCACTATCTGCTAGCTGGACAGACCTAACAACCGCTGGTAACTGGCGTTTGGATGCTGAAGCCGATGCTACCCCAGTCCGCTTTCTAATTACCAACCTATAAGGAGTAACCCATGGGATTGCCAAAAGACAAAGTAAAACCTGCTTATAACTACACTTACCCATCAGAAAGAGACTACTTTGACGACTCAAAAAGTGCGGTAGGAGCAATGAAGGTTGCCGACACTGCCAAATCAGGTGAAGATTACGGCATTAAAAATCCAGAAAAAACAGAAGCTTTGACTGGCACGACATCTGAGACTGGCAAAGTGGAATAATCGCAAAACCCCTATAAGAACTTTACCTTATGGGGGTTTTATAATGGGGCATTTATGACGCAAGACGAACTAAACCTGCCTGATGCCAATGATGACACGCTACTGGCTGTTAATGCATGGCTATCACGCCATAACATCAAAAAGCCCTACCATGACAACGTCAAACAGGCAGGGCGATTAATAGCCAAAGCATATCTGGCAGGCGAACTATACCAAGCACGCACCGAAGGTGTGGTGGTATCTAAATCATCAAAAGCGGGCGATGTATCGGTGTCTAAGACATACGCAAGCGGTCAAGATGGGCAAGCCATGGGGCAATATGAGATGATGGCTTTGGATTTAATTAAGCCGTTCATCATCACGTTTGGCGGTATGGCAAGCCTGCCTGTGATAAGGGGATAATATGGGGCTAAACAGTGAGATTACCGCCGACATCGCCAACGCATTTGATGCAGATCTATCTGATGCTGTGACAGAGTTTACCGCGATTAGACGTGTTCATGGCGCGAATGATTGGGCGATTAACGATAACACAGGCAAAGACGAAGAGTATCAAGGGCGTGGGGTATTTGGCTCATATAACGCTTATGAGATTGACGGGCAGACGGTCGCCGTGCATGACGTGAAATTAACATGCTTACAATCTGAAGTGGACGAAGTGCCATTGATTGATGACGTGATTAATGACATGCGTGTGTTAAATGTCGGTAAAGACCCTGCTAATGTGACGTGGGTAATGCAACTAAGGGGACTTAACTATGGGCATGAAGTGGGATAAACCGCCTGGCGATTTTATCAAGCAAATCACAGACCAGCTAGACAAGCAGTATCGCACCTTTGCCATCGATTGCTATAACAACGTGGTTGCGCTTTCTCCTGTCGATACAGGCGCATACAGGCGGTCACATCACGTTAGCATTGGCGCACCAAGCATGGCGCAAACGGGTGCAGGCATTGGGGCTATCATGGGGATTGCAAAAGGTAACTATCCAACAATCTTTATTCAAACCAATTCGCCTTATGCAGGTGTCCTTGAATTTGGTGGTTATCCTAATCCTGTTAAGCGTGGTACATGGCGCAAAGACAAGGGTTATTACGAAGTCCGCTCAATGGGTGGATTTAGTATTCAAGCGCCTAGCGGTGTTTACCAAAACGCCTTTAACAGCGCAATGGCAAGAATGGGGTAAGCATGAACAGTACAACAATCGAACGGCTTATATTGAGCCACATTGCACGGTGGGAGCATTTTGACCCTGCCCTAATGGGTAAGGACAATGTAAACTTCAAACCGCCTAAGAAGGGCGTTTGGGGGCGTGTAACGGTGCTTGGCGGTATCAATCACATCAACAGTGTGAGCGATGAACCGTGTGTGCTTGAAGTTGGTACGCTGATTGTGCAGTTATTCACAGCCGAGAATAGCGGTACAGTTGAAATCAAAACACAAGCCGACAGCCTTGCTAAGCACCTAAAAGCCAAACAGCTAGAGCGGTTGGAATTGCTAGCCCCTAGCATTATCAATGTGGGCAATAGCGATGGCTTTTATCAGGTCAATGTTAGCGTGCCGTATCGGTACTACTAAATTTTTTAAAGGCATTCCCTACAGATCATTTTGCCAATCTGTGGGGATTTTTTATGTGGCAAGGAAAAGTTATTCGGAGTGAATATGAGTGAATTAGTCATGGTTGATGATGGTCAGCCAAAAACAACAACCCTGCAAATCGCACAGGGCTTGGAATTAAAGCACAAAACCGTTTTCCAATTGGTAAATAGCTATTTGCCTGATTTTATGGAATTAGGCGATGTTGTATTTAAAAAGACGAATTCGGCATTTGAAATGCGAAATTCCACACAGGGTCGTTGGACAAGGTATGCTGAACTTAACGAACAGCAAGCCACGTTTTTAATGACCCTTATGCGAAACAGCCCCAAAGTGATTGCCTTTAAAAAAGCATTGGTTCAAGCATTTTTCTACGCTCGCTCATTGCTACAAAGTGAGACCATGGAGCTAATGCAACAACACGCCTTGCTTAGCGACTTAAAAGAGCGAGAACAGGCATTTGCCAGTTTGTGCGGTAAAGGTCTATCGGACTGGAAAAAGAGACGAGACGACCTAGACGGCGCTATTTTGTCGGTACAACAGCAAATGCAACCCCAACTACCATTTAACCGCCCTTAAGGGGCTTTTTTTATTGGAGTAAAAACTATGTCAAGTGGTGCAAAAGTTGTTACGGCTTATGCCAAGCAGACCGACCATAAAACCGTACCTAGAACTGGCTTTAAAACCTTACCAAACATTACCAACGGCTTAACCGTATCAGCCGAGCTGACCAAAAGTGAGCTTGTGAGCGGTGGACGCATTGAAAAGCAGGGCTTACCAACTTCTGCCCAAGTATCAGGCGATATTGAAACTGAACTGATGTTTGGGGCGTTTGATGAGTTGATTGCCGCTGCTTTTTGGAGTGAATGGAACACTACCAACGCCAAACTGCACAAGCTAAGCGTAGGCAGTACTAAGACCCAATTTGCCATTACCAAAGATTTTACCGATGTGAATGTCAATCACATCTTTAAAGGCTGTGTGGTGTCTAAATTTAGCCTAAATATTGATAAAGATGGCTTGGTAAAAACGACTTTTGGATTTACAGGCTTAGGCTATGAAGAAAGTACCGCACAATCTTTTGCTACAAGCCCAACCGTAACCGCCGACACCCAAAAGGCAAGCGGATTATCTATTGGCGAAATTAAGCTAAATAACAGCCCTGTTACCATCTGTGTTGAAAGCATTTCATTTGAACTTGACAATCAAACCGAAATACAAAAATGCTTGGGCGATAATATGTATGGCGGTAATGTTCTGGCCATGCTTGCTAGTATCTCAGGGTCAATGACTTTGGCGTATGGTCAAGAATCACACAATATCGTCAAAGAACAACTATCAGGGCGTACTTTTGCCCTAGAATTTGCGATTAAATTTGGCAATCAAAAATATGTACTAAAAATCCCCAAAATGCAGGTATCAGGCGAGATTCCTAGCCCGTCAGGTACAGACCTAGCTACCGTTGATGTTAGTTTTACGGTAGTTGATGAAAGCCCTGTATTGGAAAAACATCTACCCTAAAAAATAAAGCAAAACCGCCAATTACTGCAAATAATTGGCGGTTTTATTAACCCCTTTTGAGACGGAAAAGGAATTAACCTTGGATCATTATATCAAACTTCTTAATGTATTACTACAAACGGTGGCAAAAATGGAAATGAAACGCTTCTTAATCTTGGTGGGATTAGCGGCATTCGGTTTATTGCTTTTTGCTTTACCTGCCATTATCACGGCTATTAAATTGTAAGGATGAACAAAATGACTTTTAAACTAGATATTTTAAAAAAACCCAACCTTGAAAAGATTACAAAAGAGGTAAGCATTGGCGGCATTGAATTAACAATCAAACTTGAAAGGGATGAGGCGTTAGAAAGCGCCATCGATAAGATGCAAACTCCGAACATTGAGCGCATCGCACTAGATGATTTAAGACGAAAAAATCAAGGGTTGTCAAAAGACACAACATGGCTATTCATTGTTGGCGAATACGCTATCGATAAATGGAATGTGGTAGATGCTGATGATATGCCACTAGCCATTAATGGTGATAACTTCATCTTGCTAATCAATAGCCTGCCACCTAAAGAACGTGGCGAATTAGTTGATGCTGTTCTAGGTGCTTTCTTCGTGGGTCGCCTTGAATACAAAAAGATGACGGCTGAAGTCGTAAAAAAGCCATCGACCGCTACAAGTGGCAAACCCAAGAAGTAAAGCTAAACGCCAAGCGAAAAGAGATTTACAAGCGACTTGGCATAGCATTGCCAAATGAAGTGGCTGGCGACTTAGTCAGCGATAACTGCATACAGATATTTGTGTTAGCTAACAGGCAAAGGCGCTATATTGACGGCATAGCATTACCCTTGAGTGTACGGGATATTAGCGATGTATGCGAACATTATCATCACTATGCGCCTAGATGGCTGCTTGATTCCGTGGTGTTCGCCCTTGATGATATTTGGCTGGATGGCTTTAACAAGAAATCTAAATAAGCAAAAACCCAAGTGTTAGCGCACTTGGGTTTTGGTTGTATAAAACAACAGAATGACACCCAAGGGGGCGGATATGGTAGGTATTTTGCTGGCAATAGCAGGGCTTATTTTTGCAACATTGTTGGGTGTTGCTATTATTATAGCGGTGTATTATTAATAATGGCGATTGCCCGATATTTTAAGTGAAGTGTGAAAGTTCAAAAATGATGAATATGGTAAATTGTAACAACCCATTGCGTTAATGTAACGGTTTGTGTATGATATAAGCTCGGTTTAAATTGGAGTGTAACATAATGAATAAGTTTTTGGCAATCTGCACGGCTATTTTACTCATTTCTAGCCCTGCTATGGCAAAGGGTAATAAACCATGTAGCGGCAAAAAGGGCGGTATCAAAGCCTGTACTAGTGATGGTAAATTTTTGTGTAAAGACGGGACTATTAGCAAGTCTAAAAAGGTCTGTAAGTGATGAATATTGATGTAAAATGCTTAACTTTGGCTGTTCTTGTCGCTTTATCACTAACAGGTTGCAAAGAAAAAGACACAGGTCTTGAAAAGCAGGTTATTAATGCAGCTCATGGGGCTTGCCTAGATAAGCTGACAGGTCTGCTAAAATCCCCATCAAGTTTAAAAGTTAGTAAGGTGGATATTTTTTTAGCGCAGCCAAATGCAGATTTAGTATTTGGTTTGTATCATGATAATATTATTGATAAAGAAAAAGGGCGCATAAAAGAAAGTTATGAGCAGGTTTTAAAGCCGCATTATAGAACATTAGGAACTCATATTGAGTATGATGCTCAAAATAGCTTTGGAACAATGTTGCGCGGTCAATTCTTTTGCGAATTTGCGTATGAAATTAACAACACTGGCAACGGCTCTGATTATCTTGAATGGTCAAAAATCATTCAAGATAACGAAGTGGCAGACTTTGCAACTGGCTTATTTGCAGAACCATCGATTCTGATAAATAAATACTCAAATTGGAAATTGCATGGCGATATTCGCAATATTTCTGCTGAAGTTACTGTAGTGCCAAATGACAAAGATCAAAAAATGCTTCAAGAAGTTTTTGAGTTATCGAAAAGCATCCGAGAAAAACAACCAACAAAGCAGTCAATGCAAAAAACAGCAGAGGAAGTAGCGCAAGAGGTTGTAGATGATATAGAAGCTGTTGAGGCTGCAAAACATGCAGAAGAAGCAGCACAAAAAGCGCTGGCTGAAATGGGGCTTTCTGCAATACCTGACAATAAATAAGTTTAATAAAAAACCCACTTTACAAGGTGGGTTTTTTGTTATATGATGTGCTTACGGTCTCAAAAGCCTAACAATACACGGTAATCACCCCGTCAGCGTGATATTTTTATGCCCTAAAGTTAATCCGAAACACTTTGGCATAGATTTGCATACCTTTTTAGAAAAGTTATGACCGACGGTGCGACGAATACAATACCCGCAAGGGAAATAAGTCCGCCTGAATGTATTGCAGGTTTTGAGCCGTTGGTCGCCTCTATGGGCTTAAACTTAACCTATCAAAAAGGTCAATACTATGCAAAATCATATCTCAATTTTCAACTTTGAAAAACAAACCGTACGCACTGCATCAAATGAGCAGGGCGAACCGCTGTTTTGCTTGCGTGATGTCGCAAACATACTTAATATCAGCAATGCACAACAAAGCCGATTCAATCTTGATGAAGCTGGGGTACATAAAATGTATATCAGCTATCCAAGTGGCTCAAAACAAGTTACATTCATCAGCGAACCTAATTTATATCGCCTGATTTTCCGCTCAAATAAAAAAGAAGCAATCAAATTCCAAAATTGGGTATTTGATGAAGTTTTGCCACAGATTCGTCAAACAGGCATGTATCATAATTATTCGTTGTTGGCTCAATACAATAATGCTATCTTGGAGTTTGACAAAATATCTGATTTGGCAAGCCAAGCAGGGCGCATGTTAAACCTAGCAGGCAAGCAATTTAAGCCCAAGGCAAAGCAAAAGGTGCTAGAACTTGCTGAGCGAGTGCAACCCCTACTACCTGAATTTGACGGGGGTGTAAAATGAGATATGCACACATGACACGCCACGATGTAACCGCCTTAGCGCGCGAGCACATGCACTGGTTAAGCACATTAATCACGGTGGCAAGACAAGATAACGCCCACGATGACACGCTGTTGCGCATTGCTGAATACTTGGCTGATTATCAGTATTGCGAATTTGACGAGATGGAGCTAGAATTTAGACAGAATAATTAATTCAAAACACCCTGCTTTTTAGTGGGGTGTTTTTTGTAACAATAGTTGATATTTGAACCATTGGTGCTATTATATAGTTATCAAAATTACTATTTTTCCGTTATTAAGAGAGTTGGGTTGATTATAGCTTGACTCTCTTTGTGTCTCTATAACAAAGGTGTCATTATGAGTAATAACATGCTTAGTGCGACTGCTGTTGCAAATACCTTTATTTCTCATGGGGCAAAAGATGGAAAGCAATTTACCCCCATGCAGTTACTTAAGCTAACCTATATTGCACATGGCTGGTCGTTGGCTTTTTTGGACGAGCCATTAATGGATGATGATATTGAAGCTTGGAAGTATGGACCTGTTATCCCCAATCTGTACAAAGCTATTCGTCATTACCGTGGCAACCCAGTAACCACGCCCATTATGTTGCTTAATGGGGAAAAAGACAACGCCACAGAAGACCAAAGCAAGGTGATTGAGTTCGTCTATAGACGATATGGTCATCTTGATGGTATTTCTTTATCAGCTTTAACACATCAGGCTAACACCCCTTGGTATGAATTTTTTAATGAAATCACTTGGGGGCGCAAAATCCCAGATGCAATTATTGCCAAGCACTACAAAGAAAAACTTGAAGAGTTAAAGAAAAAGCATGGCTGGGAATAATGAATTTCTTAATAGCGTATTTAAAGAAGTAGAACTGGCAGATGCGCCAGAAGTACGCAAGAAAGCAAAAACTGAAAACAGGTTAACAGAAAGCGATGAGCTTGAAGAAAAGGCAAGGGAGCGAGAAGAGGACCTAAGAGACCATTTTCACTGGTGGTTTAAAAAGGTTTTTTCTGCCATGAGCGTTGTTTTTATTATTATTGTTGGTGTTTTGATATTACACTGGATATTACCAGAAAAATGTCATTGGCTAGACGATAATCAACTAGGCAATCTTAAAAATATCGTCTTAGCAGTCTTTGCGTCAAACGCTATTAGTGCTTGGATGAGTAAAATCAAGTAATTAATATTAAACAAAAAACCCCACAGGTTTGAGCTTGTGGGGTTTTAACACTAATTTTTTTAAATTGACAATATTTACAAAACTGATAAGATAGAAGGGAGTTATATTGGGGTGGATGTTATGTTAAGCAAAAAGCAGGTCAAAAGAGCAGGCGAAGCTCTTGCCAACAACCCAAAAGATGTAGAAGCCATGGCAATCTTGTCGCAATGGCGGTCTTTGCATGCTCACCCTATTAACACGTTTCAGGCAATGTTGCGAAGAAGAAAAGAGTTAAAAAATGCCACAATCGCACAGCGTCTAAAACGCACGCCTTCAATTATCCGAAAGATACAACGCTTTAAAGGTATGAATCTAGCTAGAATGCAGGATATAGGTGGTATTCGTGTTATTCTGCCAAATATCAAGGATGTTTATAAGCTTCATGACTCGCTAATCAATGGAAGGCATCAACATGAACCACTGCTTCCACCAAAAGACTATATAAGCTCCCCTAAAGATGATGGTTATCGCAGCCTTCATCAAGTTTTTAAATACAATAGTCCGAATGATGAACTAAAAGGTCTGCAAATAGAATTACAAATACGAACGCGCATTCAGCATTATTGGGCGACAGCGGTAGAAACGTTGGGGCTTATAGAAAAATCATCGTTTAAAACGGGCGAAGGCTCAGAAGAGTATAAACGGTTTTTTAAACTTGCCAGCGTTCTGTTTTGTCATTATGAAAAGGCTAGAATTTTGCCTGAATTTCAAAACACGCCCATTAAAGAGGTGATTGACGAGTTTGAGAGCTTGGAGAATAAGTTGCAAGCCTTTAATAAGTTAAACGGACTGCTTGTTACTGGCAGGCATATCTCTAATGTCAAGACAAAGGGCGAGTTTTATTACTTGATGGAGCTAAACACACAGGAAAAAACTGTTAGTCTAACGCCTTTTGAAAAGAAACAATTACACCAGGCGGAAAACATGTATCAGCTTTTGGAGGTTCAGAACGTTGACAATCCGCATATTGAGTTGGTATTGATGTCGGCTAAAAGTTTTAAAGAGGTAAAAAAAGCCTATCCAAACTACTTTTTAGACACCCAATCTTTCATTGAGAGCTTGGAAAAAATATGCCAAAAATATAAAAAAGTGTAATTTATATTAAAAAATCAACCGTCCTTTTGGGCGGTTTTTTTTATGGGGAAGATTATGCCAACACAGACATATAGGTTAGATATTCAGGTTGATGCGCAAAAAGCCCAAGATGCGCTTTTAGCCGTTAAAAAAAGAATGGATATTATCGAGCAGGCGACCGGTGATGCAGGGCAGGGCATCACTCGCTTTAACGACAATGTTAATGATGCCGCTAGATCGCTTGACAAATTTGTATCTGGCTCAAAGCCAGTACAACAAAATCTAGCCAAACTCAAAAACAACATAGATGAGACTACAAGCGCAAGCAAGCGACTTGACAACTCGCTTAAAGGCTTATCGCCAACACTAGGCGGCGTTGCAGCGCAAATGGCGGGTATCTTTACCGTTAGCACAGCCATTTCAAAAATGGATGCATTTACAGGTTTGCAAAACCGCCTAAAACTGGTCACCAAAAGCACCGATGAGCTTAACCAAGCCATGCAAGCTACCTTTAAGATTGCACAAAACACAGGCTCTGACTGGGATAGTGCGGTTTTAGTATTCCAAAAGTTTTCGGAGAACGCAGAGCGATTAAACCTAGACCTTGCAAAAACTGCAAAACTAACAGACACGGTATCAAAAGCTGTTGCTATTAGTGGTAGTAGCGCAGAGGGTGCAGCCGCCGCCCTAACACAATTCGGTCAAGGCTTGGGTTCTGGTGTATTGCGTGGTGATGAATTTAACTCGGTAAACGAGAACGCAAACGGCATCATCAAAGCCTTGGCGTATGGTCTTGGTGTAACATCTGGCGAATTGCGCACCATGGCGAATGAGGGCAAGCTAACAGGCGAAGTATTAGCCGAAGCCCTAGACAAAGCTAAGCCTTATATTGATGAAATGTTTTCTAAGACTGATTTCACTATCGGCCAATCAATGCAAATGCTTTCAAACTCAATGACACAGTTTGTTGGTGAAACAGGTAAGGCGAGCGGCGCGGCTAGTGCGTTATCTGGCGCCATCCAAATTCTAGCCAATAACTTCAATGCCGTAGCTGATACAACAATGGTAGCAGGGATAACATACGCAACCTATGCCGTTACACAAAAAACCCAATCGGTTTATGCTTCTATCACAGCTTTGCTTGCTGAGCGTGCAGCAAACGCACAAAAGGCGCAATCTGAATTGGTAGCAGCGCAAAGTGAGGTGGCGACTACGCAAGCTAAGCTTGCAAAGGTACAAGCAAGTTATAAGTCGGTAGCCGCATTGCGCGGTGAAGCGATGGCGCAGGCTCAATTAACCGCTGCTACTAACGCAGCAACTAAAGCACAAATCAATCTTGGTAAAGCTAAAAAGGCAGTCGCAGCAACAGCAGGTGGAATGCGTGGTGTCATGGCGGGATTGGCTGGCGTTATGGGTGGACCTATGGGGCTTGCCTTGATGGTTGGTGGCGTTGCAGCGTCTTACATGTTGCTAAAAGACAACACACAGAAAGCTGATGCGGCTTTAGAAACCAATAAAAAGACGGTTGCGGAGTTATTGGAGGAATACCAAAAGCTTAACGAGAACCAAAAACAACTAGCGCGAGACCAAATAACCAAGGATATCAAGGAAAGAACACAAGCTTATAAAGACCAAATTAATGAACTAACTATTCTTACCGCTAGAATTGCAAACAATTCAGAAGCAACAGCGGAACAAAAAGCTGAAATCTTTGCAGCTATGCAAGCCCTTAGAGGTAAGACAATATCAGCAGAAGAGTTAGCGGTTAAAGTTCGCGGCATGGGCGTGGCAAGTGAAGATTTTGCTATAAAGCTGACCAAACAAGCATCTGAAACGCAGAAAGCCAAAGATGAACTAGACCATGCTGAAAGCATTGGCAGAGCCTACGAGAACACAGCTTATAATGCTTCTAACGCTTCTAGTGGTTTAGCTGATCAAATGGATAATGTGGCAGGTGCTGCATCTAATGCTACTGACAAAATGGCAGGATTGACACAAGAAGCGAAGAAATACCTAGATAATATCTCGCAAAATGCATTTGTAGACAGAATGACCCTTAGGATGATGAAAAGAGGTTATTCAGAAAAGGTATCTAGGGATCTTGCGAGATTTTACGTTGCCAATGGCAAGAAAAAAATTACCCCTGATATAGAACAAGCTATATTAGATGGAGCACAAGCGCAGGAGGATTTGGAAAAGTATATAAAATCTACAAAGCCTAAATCTAATAACTCAAGCAAAGCTAAAACCGAAGCAATTTTAATTACAGCTCAAGAGCGTGCCGCATGGGACAAAGTCAAACAGAACGCTATCAAGTATGATTTTGCAAGCATTGAAAAGCAATACAATCTACCTTCTGGTATTTTGGCTTCAGTGCATATGCAGGAAAGTAAGGGTAATGCAAATGCAGTAGGCTCAGAAACCAAGTACGGCAGAGCAAAAGGCGGTTTTCAATTCCTTGATGGTACATGGCAGCAGTATGGCAAAGGCAGTGTTTACGACCTAGCCAACGCTGCGCCAGCCGCTGCCAAGTATTTGCGCCATTTGATTGATGAATTTGGTGATGTAGAAAAAGCAATTGCTGCCTACAATACTGGACCTGGCAACGTTAAAAAGCACGCATGGTCAACAATCATGTCTGACCGATATGCGCGCATGAAGAACGGTAAAGGACAAACATTTCATTACGTTAAAGGTGTAAGCCGTTATATGCAGGCATACAATGGCGGCAAGGATCAGGCATATACAGCGAATGAAGTAGCGGAGCAAGCGGCAAACTATGCCAAACAACAAGCCGATCTTGCTAAAAAGCAAGAAAAAGCACGAGAAAGCCTATTAAAACAATATGGCACATGGTCGTATCGACAAGCGGAGCAACTCAAAGAAGAGATAAAAGCGATCAATAACGCTTTTGGTGAAAGCAGCGAAACAGCTAAAAAACTAACTGCTATAGCCAATGAACGTTACGCCATTTCTGACAAGTTGCGCCAAAAAGAGCAACAGCTTGAGATGTACAGCCATAAGATGACGACCACCGAAAGAATGGCGCTTGAGCATGAAATTCACCAGCATAAAATTTTGCTCAATGGCGAATACACCGAAGCCGAACGTACGGCGTATAGAGATGCTGCGAATGAAAAATATCAGCATGATTTGGCGATGTTTAAACGATTACAGCAACAAAAAATCCAAGAGCTTGAAAAACCCATCAAAGCAGCGTTGGATGAGCAAGAACGCATTGCTATCGCACGCATGAACCAAAAAACCATGCGACCTGATGACTACCGTCGTTGGGAGTTATCACAAGAGATGGCAGGTGTAAGGCGGACGGCTGATGATGCTTATGTTAGCCAATTTCGTGACATTTTTAGGCGGAATGATAGTGGGCAGTATGAGATTGAGAGTCGAGAAGAGCGATTTAGATTGTGGGAGGAGGCATACCGACTGCATAAAGAGACGATAGCCAATATTGATGCTGAATATGGCGAAAAATCCAAAGTCTTAGAAGATGAGCTACTCTCTGCCAAACTGAGTGCGTACGGTAGTGCAGCAGGGGCTTTGGCTGGTCTGTTTAAAGACATGAGCGGTGAGCAATCTCGTGCTTATCGTGCGATGTTTGCGGTGTCAAAAGCCTTTGCCATCGCCGAAGCTGGTAAAAATGTTTGGCTTGCAGCATCAGATGCTTTTGCCAAAGAGCCTGGCACGGTATGGCAGAAATTGGCTGCCGCTGCAACTGCCACGGCAAAAAGTAGTAGCTTTATCCCCTTGATCAACGCCATAAACCCCAAAGGCTTTAAATCAGGCGGTTATACAGGCAATATTGGCGTAAATAGCATTGCTGGCGTGGTTCACGGGCAAGAATACGTTATGAATGCCAAAGCCACTAAGCGCATTGGTGTTAATAACCTTGAGCGATTGAGCAACGGGGAAGGTATTGGGGGTGTTAAAGTCATCATCAATAACTATTCAAATGAAACTGCTACTGCTGAGCAAATGCCCAACGGCGATATCATGGTCACGATCGGCAAGATGATTAGTGACACGGTAGATGCCAAAGTCAATCAACGATTTATCCAAGCACGCCGTCAAGGAGGCGAACTTTATGGGAGATAGCTTGAAAACATTCACTTGGGACATCTCAAACGACAGTAGCGAAAGCACATCAACCAATGCGACACATATAAGTTTTGGTGATGGCTATGAGCAATCTGTTGGCTTTGGGATTAATAATAGCCGTAAATCATGGCAATGCAATAAGGTGGATAAAAAAGCGGTGATTGATGAAATCTACCGCTTTTTGGTTGCCACTAAGGGCGTTGAGCCTTTTAATTTTAAACCCTTAGCCGATGAGCCAGGCATTAAAGTCCGACTAGATGGCGAAGTTAGCCGTAACCGTGTGGGCGGCAATGTTTGGACGATTAGTTTTACTCTAAAACAAGTCTTTTAGTTTAACCGGACGACATCTATGTCGTTCACATCAACCAAGCCCCTGATAATCAAGGGCTTTTTATTTGGAGAAAACCATGAGCGAACAAAACCTAACCACCCTAACTCGCATTGAAGCGCGTACATTGCAATCATTTATCAGCCAAATTGATTTTTGGAGGGCCCAACACGGCGATAAAGCCGATATTGTAGAGATTGTTTATTACCCTGAAGATGAAGGCTTTGAAGTGGCGAGCAACGAAGCCAACAACGGCATTTCAAAACGCAACCGTGCCAGCGTGTTCCGCACTGAGTTATTGTCTTGGGCGGCTAACCAGTTGCGTGATTTGCAAGGCTGGGATAAATCGAACACAGTAACAGCTTTTTCTGTTTCTTATAAAGACGACACCTTTGGCGTTGAATGTAAGATTGCAGATGCCAACGCTGAAGAAGTAACAGAAAAGGTATAAACAATAAAGGGCGTAGCAATACGCCCTTTTTTTTAGGGGTGGATAATGAGTTTTAATGGCGATGTACAACAGCCCACCGTGCAAGGGCTTATTACCCTATATGAGTTAGACGCACGCAGATTGGGCGCAGATATTTACCGTTTCCACGGGCATAACGATGGTGTTATCCGTTTTCGTGGGCAAGATTATACGCCGATTGCTATCACCGCAGATGGGCTTGAGATGCGTTCTGACGGCAAGGCATCAACGCCTAGCCTATCAGTCGCTGACAATCTTAACGGCGTACAGGGAGCGATTAGCGCGCTATGTAGGCTATATGATGACCTTGCAGGGGCTAAGCTTACCATCACGCAGACATTAGCCGAATATCTGACCAGTGCAGACGATGCAAACTACCGACAACAGGAATGGTATATCGAGCAGAAAACCACCGAAAACCCGATGGCTGGCGTGGTTGAGTTTGAATTATCCAATCCTGTTGATTTTGCAGGGCAAAAAATCCCTGTGCGCAACATTACCACCTATTGCCATTGGGCGATGTGCGGTAAATACCGTGGCGAAGAGTGTGGTTATACAGGCACCAAACGCTTTACGATGGACGGCAAGATAACCGATGACCCAAGCCTTGATGCGTGCGGTGGCACGATGCCAGATTGTAAGCTAAGAGATAATGAAGACAGCTTTGGTGGCTTTCCTGCGGCGGGGTTGACATGAGATTGACAAAATCACTAAAAGCAGACATCGAGCAACACGCAAGGGCTTGTTATCCTGAAGAGTGTTGCGGTGTGATCGCGCAGAACATCGTAGACGGTGCAATATCTTATATCAGACTTAATAACGTTGCCCACGACAAAAAAAGCCATTTTGAAATTGACCCGATTGCATACATCGAACTTGAGCAGTCATTTACCATTAAAGCAATCGTACATAGCCACCCAAACGGCACAGCAGAACCATCTGAGATTGACCGCATACAGATGACCATGCACGGCAAAGATTGGGTGATTTGTGGCTGCGGGTTTGATTTGGTAACGGGCGAATGGTACAGCGAAATCAAACGCCATAAGCCTACCAAAGAGATAACGCCGCTACTTGGGCGTGATTATGTGCATGGCTTGCAAGACTGCTACAGCTTAGTGCGTGATTATTATGACCGTGAGCTTGATATCAAACTGCCCGATTTTGCACGCATTGATGACTGGTGGGAAGATGAAAACCACGAGCCACTATACGAGCAGAATTTTGAAAAAGCAGGCTTTGCAAAGGTCAATAACCTACAACAGCATGATGTTATTTTGTGCCGCGTGGGACGTACGCACCACGTTAATCATGCGCTGGTGTATTTGGGCGATGGCAAGTTACAGAGCGAGAAAACAGCGCCTGTGGTGGGGGATAGCTTAGTTATCCATCATCCACACGGCAGGTTATCCGTGCGTGAGATTTATGGCGAAAATTGGCAAAAGCGCACGGCGATGATTGTGCGTCATGCTAGGCTTGTTTTGCCCAAAGCTGAACCGCTTCCATGATGATGACGTTTTTGGTTTTGCCTGTTTGTTTGGCAAGATTGTCAAGCAATTCGGCAAATTCTATCGGCACTTTAAAACCAATTGGTTTTACGCCACGGCGTTCATCACTCTCACGCTGAGTTTCGGCACGACTTTTTGGGGTTTTGACAATCTTAGGCATTTGACTTATCCTTACATTGTTGGTAAGATATATTTAGATTTTAGGAGTGAAGCGGTGTGCTTGCCCACCGCCCCAGCCTTTACAGGCTACCTGCTTAGTAAGCGTTATTGCTAACTGTTAGCAGGATAACAATGATGATAACTTTGAAGAGCGTTTTCATTGTCTTATCTCCTAAGGTCGCCACCACTTGACTAGGTCGGTGGCGGATAACCTATCAGGCTTGGGTGTCCTACCACCCTTGCTTGATGGTTTATATTATAGTTTAAACTACATTAAAAGTCAAGTAATTATTGCAATTTATTATAAAATTGTTGTGATTATTTGACTTTTTTGTTATCCAAAATAAAAGATTTTTAACCGCTTATGATGTCATCATGAGCGGTTTTTTTATTGGGGTTAATCATGAAAACAATCCAACTACACGGCATCCTAGCCAAGAAATTTGGGCGATATTTTAGGCTTGATGTTAAGAGCGCCAAAGAAGCCTGCCACGCCCTAGCGTGCCAAATCCCTGCTTTTAAGGCGTTTATGTTGGACAGCGAGCGTTTGGGGTATCGATTTGCCGTATTTTTAGGTAAAAAACGAACGCAAAAAAACAACATCAGCGAAGATGAGATTGACAACATCACAACAGCTGAACATATCCACATCGCACCTAAAGTGATGGGTTCGGGTGGTAAGGCGATGGGGTGGCTACAAGTGATTGCAGGGGCGGTCATGGTCGGTGTTGGTATCTTTACGGGTAACGTAGGCTTAATCGGTGCTGGTGCTGGTCTGTTGCTTGGTGGCGTGGCAAGTCTGATGATGCCAACACCGCAGATGGACAGCCAAGACGAGGACGGCAACCGTGCCAATAATGGCTTTGGTGGTGCGGTTACTACCGTGGCGCAGGGCAATCCTGTGCCGATTTTATACGGCGAGCGTGAAGTGGGTGGATTTATTGCAAGTGCGGCAATCTATGCCGAAGATAAGATGATTGCAGGGGTCAGAGTATGATTTATGGCGCAAAAAAAGGCTCAAAAGGGCAACAAAAACCCAACATTGCCAAAGATACCACGGCAAGCACAAACTATCTTCAGGGGCTTTATGGCTTATCAGAGGGCGAAGTATTTGGCTTGGTGGACGGTGGTAAATCTATCAAGCTAGACGGCACGCCACTCATTAACGACAACGGACAGCCAAACTTTGAAAACGTAACTTGGGAATTTCGCAATGGCACAATCGACCAAGAACACATCAAGGGCTTTTCGTCTGTCGAAAATGAGCAAAGTGTGGGCGTTGAATTGCGCCATGACCGACCTTTTACCCGAGCCATCTCAAACACCCAGCTATCAGCGGTGGTAATCCGTCTTAACTGGGGAGCATTACGAGAGCAAAAAGATAACGGCGATATTGTCGGTTATAAGATTGATTATGCGATTGACGTACAGACTGACGGTGGCGCATGGACGACCGTGCTTAATACCACCATTAACGACAAAGCAAGCCAAGGTTATCAACGTAGCCATCGCATTGATTTACCAACCGCACGTCGTGGCTGGACGGTGCGTGTAAGACGTATCACACCGAATCGTGATAGCGACCTTATCGCTGATACCATGAGCGTACAAGCCATCACAGAAGTGATTGATGCTAAATTACGCTACCCCTGCACAGCTTTACTTGCCATAAAATATGATGCCGAAACCTTTGGCAATGTAGCAAAGGTTGCTGTGCGTATGCGCGGTATGATTGTGCAAGTGCCTAGTAATTACAATGCACAAACACGCACCTATGCAGGCGTATGGGATGGCACATTTAAACCTGCTTACACCAATAACCCTGCATGGGTATTTTACGACCTTTGCACGGCTAAACGATACGGCTTAGGCGAGAGATTAGCAGGCAAGGTGGATAAGTGGTCATTGTATGCACTAGGTCAATACTGTGATGAAATGGTGGACGATGGCATGGGCGGTAAAGAGCCACGCTTTACGGTCAATGTCTACATACAAAAAGCCCAAGATGCGTATCAAGTATTACAAAGCCTAGCATCGGTTTTCCGTGCGATGAGCTATTGGGATGGCATGCAAATCATTGTTGATGCTGATACGCCAAAAGAGCCTGTTTATACCTTTACAAACTCCAACGTGGTCAATGGCGCATTTAGCTACACAGGCACGCGCAAACGTGACCGCCACAGCATCGCTAAAGTCGCCTATGATGACCCTGATAACGAGTTTAAAACGGATTATGTGCATGTGCGTGATGAGTTTGCGATTGCAAAATACGGCATCTCAATCATTGATATTAACGCCTTTGGTTGTACATCACGAGCGCAGGCATACCGCGCAGGTGCGTGGGCGTTGCAATCTGAACAGCTAGAGACCGAAACCGTCACGTTTAGCGCAGGCTTGGACGGCTTTATTCCAAAAGTGGGCGAAGTTATCAATGTATCAGACAACGCGCGCGCAGGCCGTGCCAACGGTGGGCGTGTTGTGTCTGCAAGTGGTCGCACCGTTACGCTTGACCGCACAGCCGGTAAAGTAGGCGATACGTTTGTGATTAACGGCACGGACGGACAAGCCAAAACCGCCAAAATTACCGCCATTCGTGGTGTAGTCATCACGCTTGATAAGGTTATTGGTGCGGTGGCTGGTGCGGTATGGGCGATGACAAGTAGCGATTTAGCACCACGCCAGTTTAGGGTCATGTCAATCAAGCAAAACGATGACAACACATTTGGTATCACGGGCTTACAATATGAGCCGTCCAAGTTTAGTGCATCAGATAACGGAGCGCGCACCATTGCTCGCCCTGTGTCAGTCATCAAGCCACAAGTATTAGACACGCCAAGCAACATCGTCATCACGGGTCACAACCGCGTTGTGCAAGGTCAAAACGTTACTACACTAACGATTAACTGGGCACAGGTAGTGGGCGCAGTCGGCTATATCGTTGAGTGGCGCAAAGATGATAACGCTTGGCAAGCACTGCCAGCCATCGCAAGCCAAAGCATTGATATTGACGGTGTGTATAGTGGTAATTATCAAGCGCGTGTGCGTGCGGTTGATGCGTTCGACAATCAAAGCCTGATGGGATTTAGCGATATTACACGCATTGAAGGCAAGCAGGGTAAGCCAATACGTCTTACCAGTCTAGCGGTTAAAGGCTTGCTGTTCGGCATGGAATTATCATGGGTATTTGGCGCAAATAGTGCTGATACCAACTACACCGAAATCCAAGTCAGCCCTGACGGTCGCACAAACATCACCGCACTTGGCACTTTTGCCTATCCAACGAACAAGCACGAAATCACAGGGCTACAAGGCAACTTGACCCAGTTTTATCGTGCCAGAATCGTGGATAAGATGGGCAATGTGTCAGACTGGACGGCTTGGGTGCGTGGCACGACCGAAGCACGAGCCGACAAGGTTCTGGATATTTTGTCGGGGCAAATCAACCAAAGCCATCTTGATCAGAGCCTGCGTACGCCCATTGCTAAGATTGGTGGTATTGAAACGGATTTAAATGGCGTAAAAACCCAAATCCCAAGTCTGCAAAGTACCATTAGCACCATCACTGGGCAACTGCCAACGCTAAACACTGAGATTGCCAATGCCAAGCGTGAGCTACAAACTGCTCAAAGCACACTCAATACTGCTGTTGCTAATATCACGACCGAGCGAAACCGCATTAACACGGCAATCCGTGATATTACCGCCCTGCAATCAGCGAACAACGCCAAAACGCAAGAATTGGCGAATTTAACGCAAACGGTGAATGGGCATACATCGCAGGTACGAGAGTTGGCGGTAACGACTGGCGATTTGTCGCAAAAATATAGCCAGTTAAAAACCGCTACCGACACCGCCAATAGTGAGATTGCCACCATCAAGCAAACGCAAAACGGACAGGCGACCAGTATTGAGCGGTTGGGGGCGAAGTTTGACAGTTTGGCGGTGGGTGGGCGGAATTTATTACTTAATACCCAAGCCTTAAATCCACTTTGGACACTCCCCACCAGTATTGATAATGGCGTGGCAACTTTTGTGGGTACTGGCAGACTACTGTCAAGCACTCAACAATCTGATAATATCCAAGCCTTAGAAAACGGTAAGGTTACCATTAGCTTTACCGCCAAATCCAATCAAAACGGCAGATTACACATTAGGCTACGCCGTTTTAATACAAACAATCAATTAAGCGACATCGCCCAATACATCACTATTGATAGTCGTGAATTTAAGCGTTATAGCCTAACTTTGGATTATGAAAAATGGACAAATCAAGATAGGGTCAATTTTGAGATTGCAACCTATGAACGGGCAGGTTTTGTGTGCGAAGTTAAGTTGCCTAAATTAGAAATTGGCACCATCGCAACCGACTGGACACCTGCACCAGAAGATTTGCAAGCGGACATTGACAGCAAGGCAACAACGGCAAATTTGCAAAACTTACGCCAAGCCCTAACCGATGCCGACACTGCCCTAAGCAGGCAAATCACCGCAATGGACACGGCGTATAAATCGACTGACCGTCAATTAACGGCAAATTTGGCAAGCGAAACCACCGCTCGTACAAGTGCTGACACTGCTTTGGGACAACGCATTGACACCTTAACCGCTGACTACAACGGCAACAAGGCAAGCGTAGCAAATCAATTAAAAACATTGAGCGACAAAGATACGGCAACCGCAAGCCAAATCAGCTCACTGACTGCCAATATTACGACTGCAAAGCAGACCGCAGATGCCGCTAAAGGCAAGGTAGACAATGCACAAAATACCGCAAATAATGCGTTAAACCGTGCCAATACCGCCAATTCTGCTATTACCAGTGAGCAAAGAGCAAGGGCGGATGCTGATAATAGCCTAGCCAGTCGCATTACCGCCCTTGATACTGCCTATAAGTCCGCCGACAACAATTTAACTTCAAGATTGGCAAGAGAAGAAACCGCAAGAGCAAACGGCGATAACGCCAACGCCCAAGCCCTGCGTACGCTAGAAAGCACAGTGCAAGGCGTGAGCGGTCGTGTTGGCGCAAGTGAGGGCAAAATCGCAAATCTTGAACGCACCACAAGCGATACAAATCAAGCATTGGCAACCGCTCAAAGTCAGCTTAATGCACGGTTTGATAACTTGGCGGTGGGTGGACGAAATTATTTATTGAATTCTGATTTTGTCATCACCAAACACGATGGGGGAAATTTGAGAAGTCAAAGCCTTGCAATGTCTAACGCCATCAAAACAATTGCCACACCTTGCACGCTTACTGTGTCAGCTCATTTTAAGTTGCAAAATGTCAGCGAACTTGCCAATGATGTGCGTATGTTATTTTTGGTGCGGTTTACCCACGCAGACGGCAAAGTTACGGCAAAAATCTTGTCTTACAATGCTAAAACACGCACAGATATTGATAAGCGTTTGTCCGCACGAGTGGAAATTACCAAGCCAATCACAGGCTTTGCTCATACTTATATCGACGTCTATGGCATTAGTGCAGAAATGGCAAGCATTGCACGCCCCAAAATTGAACTTGGCAACATCGCAACAGACTGGACACCTGCGCCTGAGGATGTCAATGTAGATTTGTCGCCTTATGCCACCAATGCCAACCTTGATGAGTTTAAACAAGCACAAGCAACAAAAGACACAGCAACGGCAAGTAAATTATCACAGCTTGAAAGCACACTTGGCACAAAAGCGAGTACCAACGCCCTTGATAGCCTAACCACCAAAGTTAATCAAGTAGACGGCAAGCTGACGGCAGAAGCCCAAAAAATCAGCACCCTACAAACCACCGTAAACGGTCAATCGGCAAGCATACAACAACACGCCCAAACCCTAAACGGCTTATCCGCCCAATGGACACTCAAAGTCCAAAGCGGAAATATCGTGAGCGGTATTGGCTTGGCAAGCAATAATGGGGTGTCTGATTTTGCCGTGCGTGCTGATAAATTCTACATCGCCAGTCCCACAGGTCAAAAAGGCGATACACCGTTTACGGTCTTGACCAGTCCGCAAGTGGTCAATGGCGTACAAGTACCTGCGGGGACTTACATCAACAGTGCGTTTATTGCCAATGCCAGCATCACAACAGCAAAAATTGCCAATGGTGCCATCGATAACGCAAAAATTAAAAATGGCGTGATTGATAGTGCCAAAATTGCCAATGGTGCGATTGACAACGCAAAAATTGCCAATGGTGCCATAACCTCCGCCAAAATTGGTACAGCGCAGGTTGATACGTTGCAGATTGCGGGTGAAGCGGTGATTGTGCCTAGGGCGGCCTACGATGATACACCTAGGAGCAATTACACGGGTGAATTACTCAACATAAGCTTGGATAATCAAGGTGCCCTGACCGTCATTAATGCATCGATTGATATTACATCAGTATCACGCGCTTACTCGGTCGAGGGAACAACATTTGAATATGTAACAGCTGAGCTAGATAGATCTTATCGAGTAATCCTGAAAGCAAATAACGAGGTGATAGCAAATCGCCAATACAGAGTACAACAATACAAAACTGAATTCACCAACTCTGTAAATAAGATTTATGCAACCTCTTATAATAAACAGTTAGAGATATCTAATCTGCTTCATACGCCGAAAAATAGCTTACCGCAGACATATACATTAGAGATCGCTCATGAGTCAGGCTTGGGGACTCATACGATCAATAGTGTATCAATATTAGCTATGGCTGTTAAACGTTAACTTGTTAGGAGTAATCTATGATTGAGACATCGGGGCTATCAGCCCCTTTTTTATTTGGAGGCAAATAATGCCCGAAAATCTATCCAACTTACCGCTGGTCGTCAAAATCATCGGCGTAATCATCGGCGCAGTCTTTGCACTCACATTGACGGGTGACATCGACACTGACGGCAAGCTCAAGCTGAGCTTGGGCGTGCTCATCAAAATCGCGTTTAGTGCGTATTTTGGCTTCTTGGCAGGCGCATGGCTCATTGAGTATATGGGCTGGGGTCATTGGTCGCACGCAAGCCACGGCTTTGTGATGATGCTGTGCAGCGTGTTCGGCATGACATTAGTCGGCGCAATCTATCAAGCGATTAAGCTGTCAACGACCAATAAGACGCCAAGTGAGATTGTCACTGAGGTTAAAGACACATTTAAAGCGATTTTCAAATAACCAAACGCCCCGCAACGGGGTTTTTTTATGGGGTAATTTATGAGTAAAAAGCTTACAAACGAACAAATCCGAGAGATTGCCGCTGCGCACGGTTTTGAATACGGCGTGGTTAAAGCAATTTATCAAGTTGAGAGCCGAGGCAGCGGTTTTTTAGCGAATGGGCAGCCAAAAATCTTATTTGAGCGCCACATTTTCCGTCGCGAACTGCAGAAATTGGGCTACATCACACTGTCAAACGAGATGAGCAAAATTGACCCTTTGCTATGCCACCCACGCCCAACGCAGCGCGGTGGCTACGGAAGTGAGAGCGTACAACATCAACGCTTACAAAACGCCCAAAAACTACTTTTAAGAGCGCGTCCAGACGCTGATGAAAATCTAAAAGCCCAAGTCCGCGAGTGTGCATTAAAAGCGTGCTCATGGGGCTTGGGTCAAATTATGGGCTTTAATCACAAACTGGCAGGATTTGACAATTTGCAAGATTTTATCAATGCAATGTATGACAGTGAAAAAGCCCAACTGCAAGCAATGATTAACTTTTTAAAATCCGCAGGGCTTGAAAAGGCGATGAAAAATAAGGATTGGCGAGCGATAGCAAGGGCTTATAACGGGGTGGCGTATGCTAAATTTGATTATCATAATAAATTGGCTCGTGCGTATGAGCGCGCTTAA